GATACCCATGGGCGGTGGCCAGAGATAATCAGCAAATTCCCGAAGATATAAAAGGCTGCCATCTTCTGGCAAGTTGAGGGAGGTCTGCAGTCCGAAGTAAGCATCTGTCGGATTTGCGATGCCTCCCCTTGATGCGGAAAGTCGTGTTGCTACATCGGGGAACCGAAGACTCGCGGTGTATGCGGGGATCCCGACATAGCCGCTTCCGATTATGGTTGCTGATCCTGTTGAGATTCCGCCGTGAACGGCGCCCGTAACCGGGAAAATGCTAGTATTGCCTCCAGCGACAATGCTGGAGGCACAGGTGGTACCTACCGCATCGGTTCCGGTTGATCCGCTGAGAAATCCAGTTACAACGCAGTCATTAAACTTTGGTGGCCCATATACTCCAAATGGTAAGTATGCTGGGTCGGTTACCCCTTCGTTAACATTCCGGTTCATCACGACGCGGATATATTTAGATTGAGTGTTATATTCTCCGTATTGACGCAAGCGCAGTTCGTTGTCGTCCCATTGGAAATATTTATCCCCGATCAGGCGGGCGATATAATTTTGAGAAGTGGGATTCAAATTGACGTTGCTAAATCGTTCTATAACTCTAACAACATTATCATTATCGGTTGAACTCCTGACGAGGACCGTAAAAGATCCGTAAGGATTTTTCCCCGATGTATCGCGGGAATACTTAAGGTCCTGGATAGAGATTTTTAAATTATCTTGAGTCCAACGGCCTCCATCGAGTGCCACGAATTGGAAAAGCTTCTGCATATCCTCTACATCGAAAGAGCCGGTTTCGGTCGAGATGTCCTGTGAAAAGAACCATCCCGTTTCGGCTTCAGCATAAGGAATGCGATATTCATCTTTGCCAATGTCGGCAGATGTTTCGAGGGGCACCAGAAGAGCATAACAGCTCGCTGGATCCAGCCGCTCGGTTGCCGGAGTTATTGAGCTAGCCTTTGCACTAATAAAAGAAGCATAGCTTTCGCCAAGCCAATATTGGTCTTGGCCTTGACTAAATGTTCCGCCAACGACGTCGCTATTTGTCAATTGTGGATTTGTATTAAAAACGTTTCGAATATATTTCGCAGATGCTTCATCAAAATTAAAGGCGGTTGTATATAAGGGGGCTGTTGCAGTCGTATCGGTTTTGGAAATAATCTGGGCTTTCCACTCCATCTCACTGCCAATATTATTAAAAAGTCCGCACGTCCCAGCGTCCGCATATGTGGTTGCTGATGCGGTTGTCGCCAAACTTCCCGTCATAATGACGGCTCCCTCTGTGGAGTAAAAAATCGCGCCCAAGTAACCGGGTTGCGGGTTGACTGACCCGGATCGACAAATGAATAAACCATATGCGCCGCCGTTGACTGCGATGTCGTCGCTCGGTTCCGTTCCGGTCGACCAACCAGCCAAGCCAGTTGCCACATTCGCGCCCGGGGATTGACACCCAAGAAGACGCAAATATGTAACAGGTCCTACTTGGGGTTTAAAATAAGCTTGAGCCGCATATGCTCCATAAGTGGGGCCTCCTAGATTTCCATTTCTCCAAATATCTCCACCAGTTTTTCCGGGAATGGGATTTCCAAATGTTTGCACATATTCGGAAAAGGAAGTAATTTTAATGGGGCGCATGCCAGGGCCATATGGGGCGCGCCCAATAATAATGGGGCCCATGGGCTCTACCGCAGCAGGTAATTGTGAATTATCAACCTCACTAAGAAAAATTCCTGGCGATATAAATTTAAATTTCTTTACGGACATGTAATAAGTTCTCCTATCCTGCGGACTACAACTTTCCCAGCTTTCTTCTATAAATAGTCTAATGAAAACTCAAAATCTATATAATTATAAACTTCATTTCTTCTTGGGAGGGTGCGTCCATGGCCTCGGGTCTCCAAGAATAACTCTTTCCCGAGGGATTTTTACTTCTACATAATTCTCTCGAATTGCCACTTTGGGGCGCTCTTCATTTTTGCCGCCTCCGAGTAAATATCCCAGAATTTTTAAATTAATTGTGGCTCTATAGCGTCTTTCTTCATCGCCCATGTTGGAAATATTATTATCTAACCCAAAATCTCCTTCCAGAAACCCCTCAAATTTATGGCCATCGGCATGAATAAAAAAGTTATTAATTTGGCCAGTTTTAGTAATAAAGGGCTGGAACATTTCATTTAATTGTTGTTGGTATTCTGCATGGAGGATCACTTCATAGTTCGCCACCACATAAGTAGGGACCGGAGAATAGACTGTGTTGTAAACTATCTTTTTGTTGTCGGTTGGAAAGCTCTGATCTTTGCCTCTCGTAAGGCGGCTCGCTCCTGCGGCAGCAAAATTGGAGGTTTTATCGCTGTTGATTCGTCTTGCCATCATGATGGCTCCTCCGCGTGCATCGTTCTGGGGAGGGATGTGGGCCCAGGCCACCCCCTTCATCGCTGGGTCCTTGATAAGGGAGGTTCTATTAACGGTCATTAAAGGTAAAATCAGGCGCCCATTAGCGTCTCTTAAATCTTTATTATCTTTAATTTGGAAGGCGCGCTCGTTCGCTACCCACAACAGATTTACCTTTTTCCACCCCTTGTTAGTGGTAGTAAAAATATCCAATTCTGAATTAAGCCAATCCACCAGAGCCTTATCAATAGTCTCGATAGTAGACGGCATCAACAAGATATCTTTAAGGGGTTCTTTCAGTTTTTCGGTGGGATCCCAAGTATTGGGATCCTTAAAATACTCACGAAAACCTTTATATTTATCTTCTTCACTGGGCATCGAAGAGACCCTCCCTGGCCATCAAACAAATGGCTGTAATTTCAAAAGCGTGTTCAATTTGACCAAATAACATTCTTGGCAAAGATGTTTTTACAATTTCATACAAAGTCTCGCCGTACAGGACAAAATCTCCCTCACGAACAAATGTATCCTGGTCTTCACAGAGTCGACGGCGATGAAAATGGATGGTCAAATGCCACTCTTTGTCTAATCCTATATTGTCCGCATAAACAGTTGTAGCATCAGGCCACTCGATCAAAGCATAGACTCGCACAGGAGAGAGGAAGTTTTTTTCAATAGCTTCCCCATATAAAGGGTGATAGTTGCTTTTAGCTCTTGAAATGGGATAATATGCAATTTGTTGACCAATTACTCTTTCGAGCAATTCATCATTAACTTGTTTGACTAAATTTCTTTCCTTTTCGCCTAGAAAAAGCGGCGCTGGCGGCGCTGCTGGTTGCTCCCACTCCCCCTGGTTGGGGTTTGGTTTGCGAGGGCCATCGTTCCATTCGTTATCGTGGGGCATTCATTTAGTTATCCTTGGTATATAAGCATGGGGATCTCTTTAAAAATCGCCTCAACTGAAGCGGCCACTTCGGCATCTACTTTCATTAATTCAGAGTATGTGACTTGATCTAATATTTCCTTGAGTTCCGTTCTTAACGCCTCCTGTTCTTCTTTAGCTTGCCCCAATAATTCATTAGCATTCAGTTGGGTATCGTTCCCTGGAATAGGGATGGAAGAAAATTTGCCTCTGATCTGACCCAGTGTCTCCTTTGAAAGAGCCAAGCAGAACCGACGAATCCACTGTTTACCAATTGCATTAATATTTTCGTAAGGAAGGTTATCAAAAGGAATCGTGTTTAAGTTATTTATCCCATCAATCCCCATATCATAGGCATTGTCGTTTTCCCACGCATTTGGGCTGACACTAAAATCTACCCACATTTTATTATAAGTATCGATAATTTCTGGCATTGGGAAAATTCTTAACCGTGTGTCTTTTAATTCATAAGAGTAGTGGGATAGCCGGGTCCACAAATGATCCTCATATGCCATAGCCTGTAATTTATTTTGCCACACCGGGATGATCTCGAAAGTAGAATCGTCAGTATATTGCCCGTAATATAGGAGGTTTCCCACTACATTTAGGCCCCCATAATAACCAAAAAATCTCCACATCGCTTGGGGAGTTTTATAATAAACTTTACGGATAATACACCGCTTGTCCCCCACTACTCCAAAAAATTCTGAAGTTGGATCAGTCGACGATGCTGAAATAATAGATTGTAAATCATAATCTTGTATCTTTGGCTTAAGATTGAAGGATGCGGAATAAATAGGAATTGTCCCACCGAAACCAGTCTCGTGTGAATATCCATCTCCGACGCGTCTGGCATATTGAAACGTAAATCTAGGAAATTTTAAATTAACATTATCCGGGCCGGTCACCAATTGGCCATCTTGGTCAAAAGTACCCGTTTGTTGGCCAAGTACATCGGACAAGACATTCTTTGTCTGATGAAGATTAACTAAGTACCCATATTCTAAAACAGCTTCTTGATAATTCGCGTATACATTACCTTCTTTTAGTTCTATATCTAGAACATCTCCTCCGAGTTTTTTATAAGTGTATGCAACCTGATCGGAGGCGCCCGAGACGAAATTTGCGTCATATAAAGAAGCGCCTACTACTCCATACAATTGAAGGGGCAATTCATTCCCAACGTTGGCTGTACTCCCGGTGGGTGGCAAAATTGCTTTGCTCATTTGACTGATCGGGGTTAAAACAGGTAAAGCCATATAGATTCCTCCACCCTTAAATAGTTTTTATAAAAACAAAACCCCCCTCTGTTTCCAGAGGAGGGCATATATTTCAGGGAAGCTCAATAATTATATTATTGGAGCAAATCCGTCACAACGACAAGGCCGTACATATCTGGACGAACCATCTTCTTGGCGTAGCGAGTCATGACACCCTTACGCGGCACGAAGTCTTCAGGTCCGAAGATCGTCGGAGTCATCTGGAGCGGCACATACGGTGCGTATACATATCCGCTTTCTAGGAAAGAGGATCCCTTACGCCCTACCAGAACAAGGTTCCGGGGGAAATAAGGATCAACATATACATCCCACTTCTTACTTAGACTTCCAACCTTAACGGTACCAATAGTACCTCGGTCGTCATCATGAGTAACCTGGCCACGGAATCCAGCCGTAAACTCAAGAATGTTGGCAACTTCGGGTGAGGTCACCACAAAGTTAGCGCCACCACGCAAGGTTTTGCGATGGATCTGGGCCGAGACGTCATTGATAGTTTCAGCGAGGGTTTCATACCACTCACTTACGTTACCCGTGAAATCTGGGAAGAATGCGGTACCACCAGCGTTAACTGTAGTTCCCGTCGTTCGATTGAGGAATTTACCCGGCGAACGTGACCAATAATAAGTATCAGCCGTAGCGCCCTTAACTAGATCTTCGAGAATCTCTTGATCAATTTCGAGTGCAATTTGCTCGGACAGGATTGATGTCAACTCAACCTCGGCATCGAGATTGTGATAGGCATTTAAGTCCTGAGCCAATTCTGGCGTCCACTTAGCTTTGAGCTTTTTGGTTATGGCAGTGACAGCCACGGAATCAACTTGAATGTTGATTTCGGGAATAGCCGTCTCGTTTTCGAGACCCCATGTAGCGGCTCCTACAACGGCACCAATAGCATTCGGCGCGTCGTCAAAGTTATCGTACATAGCCCAGGTCGCACCTGTGACAAAACCTAACGATGTAGACAGTTCACTGGTCAATTCTGAACCTGTAGCGGCTAGAACCACATAGAGGTCCGTATTGATGTTGGTTGTCGGGGCAACACCATCTCGATCATCGCGTGTGAGACGACGAACTTGCATACCGGCTCCGTCACCAGGGCCGCCAGCCCCACCAGGGATTGGGTCAAAGGTAATGGTAACATAATCTTTAACATTAAGCTGCTCAAGAGGCTCGCCGGTCATAGATGCCAAAGACAACAGACCAACGGCTACATTAGAACCAGAAAGGTCAGCATCAAAGCGAACCAAAGCATCTCCTAGCGATGCATAAGTATTACCGTCAAACATGGTCGGAGTACCCGTCCAGTTGCCTGCGCCAACAGTACCAGATGCAACAATCGTGATACTCAA